GTATCTCTACTAATAGGTTTTCTATCTGCTAATTGTGCTGAACGTGTCCAACCTACTCTAGTTCCACAATCGCTCCCATTTTCTTCTTTCCATTTTCTTGCTCTTTTAGCATTATTAGTTGCTGCTTGAGGATAGTCATTATAACTTTCAAGCTCTATGCTTATTGCTTCTAGCTTTTCTAATATGTCTTCGTACTTCATAGCTTTAATGTTATTTTAAATTTCTTCCATCCTATTTGAACTATTAATCTTCCTATCTTAAATTTTAGCATTAGTAACCTGCACCATTTGTATTTACTGGAATATTACAAGTTTGAAAATCGTTCTGAACTAATACACCTAAGCTAAACACATATCCACAACATAAGTTATCAAATCTTTCTTGAAAAGGCTCTATTGTAAATTGGTCTTGTGTAAAGTAGATAGGTTCATTAATATCATTTACTCCTTCTATTGATTGCCTAGAACTATGTCTAAGCATACCTATAATATCTGTGCATATTTCTAAAGTCTGATTGAATACTTCTTGCTCATTGTTTTTAGTATTGACTAACTTAGTTAAAAGCTCATGCTGTTTAGTTTGCCAATCTGATTTTTCAGATACCATATCCATAATAAAGATTTGAAAGTTGTACGTTAATTGACTATCACCTGTTGTAACTGATGTTGGGTTTACGTGCATTATAGGAAACTTCTCCATCTTCTCAAGATTTAGGTCATATATATCACCTACTGAAGTTGTGCTTATCTGTTCATGATACTCACCTAACCTTAGCAAAGTGTTTACTACATTGTTATAGCTCTTATTGTTTACCATTTCTTTGTACTTTATTTTGTGAGTTTAAATCTGTTTCATAACTTAACCAAGTCAAGCATTCTAACAGCCCTAAATTCGTTATTCTTTCTAAGTTTACTATTTCACCATTTGTCAATCTATACATCACACCAAACCATCCCCACTTCTCTGCAAAGCTTTCTGTTGCTATTGCGTCTTCATTTCCTTCAGCTGCTCCATCAAATACAATGGCAAAATCTCTGACAACTCCTTCCCTAAATTGTAAAAAAAAACCAATGCACTTTGCACTTGTTCTGCTGACATCTTTTTCATTTCTTCCGTCCTAAGCCGAATATTTCCATCATAAGCATCAACAATATAAATGTCATTCTTCTTTTCTTTTATCGGTCTATACAATACAGCCATCAATTCAGGCAAGTTCTTTTCTATTCCGTTCTTTATAAAGGTCTCTATGTCTGCATACTCCCCTAATGTAATACTGTCCAAATCAGGATGAAAGCCATACTCAATACCATCTATTTCAATTATCCTTTTTAGCTTTGTATCTTGCTCTTGTTGTAGCTGTGCTATCCTACTCATTATTGTTGCTACATCTTTTAAAGCTAACTCCTTAACTAACTGCTTAGGGATATTAGATAAAGCTGCTATTGTTTCAGTTGCTTCTTCAGTCTTTGTGCCTGTTTCAAAATCAATAAGCTTCAACCATTTCTCTAGAGTTACATCTTCCCAACTACTAATAAGTTTAAACTCTTTTACCTTACCTTCTTTTTTAACTTTTACTTTCATCTGTTATATAATAGAAATTTGTTGTTTTTAGTTTACTGCACATAATACTTCCCTGCGTTTGGATTGTCTAGGTGGTAAATAACATTATATCTAACCCCATCTATTGCGTGGTTGTAGTTATCTACATAAAGCTTAGAGCCTTTGTCTGCGTATATATAGTTATTAAGTTCTTTGGCTATGTTAGTACTTTCAGGAGTTATTATAATTTCATAGTCTTGCATACGAGTTATACCACTTTCAATAGTTCCTTTTTTAACAGGTTTGATGTTTACTCCTAAATGTCTAAGGTCTGCTATTAGTCTTGGCTCTGCACTATCTGCTATGATAAGTTTGTTGTCAACTTTGTCTAATATAATCTTAGCTAATTCGTTTGACTTTAATCCGTTCTTATAGATATGTTCTTTTAAATATATCTTACGCTTTCTTTTATCAATAGCAACTTCTGTAAGGCTATCAGGGTCTACACTAAAACCAAAGTCCATACCACAAGAAGTCTGAAGTCCATCAGGATTAAATTCTCCTATGCTCCAATTCTCAAATACAACCCCTTCTGCTTTGTCTAACCATCCCCCTAAGATTTTGTGCTGATACTTTTTAAAGTTCCTATGCTTTATGCTCTTAATACGCTCTAGGAAGCTCTCTGAGAGGTTTAATATATTATCTAGATAACTAGTATGTATATAGCACACATTGTCTTTAAAGCCGTTAAAACCGCCTTCTACTCCTTTGTCTTCAAAGAACCTTTTATATATCCAATGTTCTTTAGTAACAGGGTTTAAAATTAATACTACTCTATTGTGTATGTTCTTTTCTCTAATACTTAAATCAATAGTATCAAATATATTTTCATCAACTAATTCTTCAGCTTCATCTAATACCCAAGTGCTTATGCCCTGTAATGATTTTAGACTTGCTGTTTGATTACCTGCTGAGGTTCTAATACCTCTAAAGAGTATGTCTGATTGATTGCTTGTATTAACTACTTCTGCTTTATTAATACTAAACACATCATCAAAACCTAACAGCCCTATCTTTTCTAAGAACTCAGGAATAATTGACAAATGAGCTGATGTCATTGTAAAACGAGTAAAGAGTATTCTAATCCCTTTAGTCATAGTCAGTAAAGTTAAAAAAACTGTTACGGCAAAAGACTTTCCTGAACCTCTACCACCTGTTATAATAAAGTATCTAGCGTCAGATGAAAATAATGGATTGTATTTCTTATTCAGTATCAGTTTCTACAAATGTAATAACAGGCATATTAATTGCTTTATCACCTGAAGTTATATCTACTCTATTTGTTTCATTCCAACCTAACCTAGTCTTAGCAGCGTGTATTACAACTGATGGCACTTTGTCTTTTACACATTCATAATACTTTGACTTAATAAAGTCTTGTTGTATGTTTTCTATTTCTTCTACTTTAGCTGCAAATTCCTCATCTTCTTTTAGCCACTTATAAAAGTTTGTTCTACTTAGGTCAGTTGCTTTTAAAGCAGTTGTTATTACTCCTAGACTTGACTCTAATGCTTTAAGTAATCTTTCTTTGTTTATCTTTGTTCTATTTTGTTCCATTTATTTTTTGTATTTTTCTTCTAATATTACAGGTGTTGTATACTTCCAACTTACTCTATGATGTAACCTCATATTCTTATCACCCATTAGAGCTACCTTAACTGAAGAAGGTTGAAAGATAACTGAGTAAAAAGATTTTATGTAAGTTCCTTTGTCTAAATAAATATCAGTCATCCCCCCTTTATTACTTTGTGTTGTTTCTTGTTCTAGTGATAGTGTAGGAATAGTAAAAAAAATCTCACCAATTGTTGCTTTATGAGTATATGTATTGACATCCTCATTTATCCTTCCGTTAAATTTAAAAGGTTTTTCAGTAGAACATATAAAACTATTCATACACTTTCTTTTTAGCTTCTTATTCTTAGCTGTTCCTGAACCTGCTCCACCTATAAAATCACCACCCTGAGCCATTGCAATACTTTTTGCAGGAATTGTTTTGTAGAAGTCTAACATAACATCAAGCACACTATCTATATTTGTAATGCGTTTAGGCTTGTCTTTATTTGATTTATATAGTCTAAAATGGAAACTCCTGTAGTCATCATCCATTTGTATAAAATAAGTAATCCCTAAATCTTTAGCTATATTAAAACAAGCATTTCTAGCATATACTATTGCCCTTCTATCTTCAAAATTATCTGCTTCATCAAAAGTTTTTGCTATTGCTTTCTTGTCAAACATTATAACTTTATCACCAAAATTCTCATAATATATGTCTGCTGATTTATCTTCATTATCAATTACTATATAAATATCACCTGTATATCCTGATTTTTTTAAAGTGTTATATGTCATAACATTATCAGGTCTGCCATGTGTTAGTATAAATACTGCAAAATCTTTATTCTCCATATTCCTCATCATATAATTCTTGAACCTCTTTACTTAACTTAACATATCCATTCTCAATAGCTTTATTAAAATCAATTATAACTAAAGCACTATCTTCCATTAACTCCTGTACTTCTTTATTAGAATGCGCATAGAAGTCTGCAATACTTTGATAATTAAATACTGTATGCCTGTAAGCTGCTTTTATTAAAAATTCTTTTTCTTCCTTTTCTATATTAGAAATCCCTATCTTTTTTATTAGCTCTTTTACTTTGTCTTCATTGTAAAGTTCTTCTTCTTTTGGCTTTTCATTTTTAGGTTCATAAGTAGGAGCTTCAATATTCTTTGTATAAACTTCTTCTTCCTCTTTTACATCATCTTCATTCTGCCATACATCTAAACCCCATTCTGCAAGTTGTACACTATCCCATTCATTAGCTAACATATCCCATTCCCATTCTCCAAACCCTACATTGTCTTTAACTATAAATTCTTTCTTTTGTTCTTCAGTAAGCCCTTCTGCTACTTCTATCCACACTTCTTTTAGCCCTGCGTCTTTACTTGCTTTAAGTCGCATATTGCCACCAAGCACCATCATATCTTCATCAACTACAATAGGTCTTAGCTTTAACATCTCAGGAAATTCCTGTATTGACTTAACTAACTTTTTAAATTTATCGTTTTTTATTATTCTAGGATTGTCAGGGTTTCCCTTTACTTTACTTATCTTAACTTGTTGTTTCATAGTATATAATAGAATTTAATTGATTTTATTTAGTAGTCCTCATTTATTCCTCTTTCGCCTATTAGCTTTTCTTTTGCTCCTGCCCAAAGCTTATCTCTTTGTTTACTTAAGCTAGGTTCTGTTCTTTTAAGGTTAGGCATACCATCTGTTGGTTTACTATCCATATACTTACCGCATTCATTACAGAGTGCTTCCTTAGTAACCCATTTACCGTCTCGGTAAACTATTGTAGCCTTACCTATTTCCATAGTATTACCGCATTCGCAACTATACTTTGTCATTATGTATTCTGTCTAGCTCAAAATGTAAATGGTTAATTGCTTTCTGTATATCTTGTTCAGCAGGATTGTCGGGTTTATGACCTGCACGTAAGAGGTAACTAATTGCCGTTCCTAAGTTGTAGCTATCAGGTTGAAAGTCTTCTACTACTTTACGTGCTGAGTAACCATACTTCTTTCCTGAGTAGTAACTTGGTTCAGGTGTTGTTTTGTAATCTACTTCAATTGGTGGCATATTTTCTAGGTTTTTAATTATCTTTTCGTTCTGTGTCATTATTTAAAAGTTTTAAAAGTTGGTGAGGTGTGTATATCCTGCTATCACCTGAATAGTTTTCAAAGATACAAGTAAAGTTATCATTTTCCCATGTCCAAAGACTTCTAACATTCTTTTTAATGTGAGTATTCAGCACCCATTTAATTGATTTGTAAGTTCTATTTGTATTCATTATATAGTTTTTTTATTCCGTCAAAGCAAGTTGATATACAAGAACCGCAATTTGTTCTGACATTGTAGTTAGTATTAAAAATTGTATTATAAGTTTCTATCATTCTCTTTTTAGCTGCCTGGTCTTTTGCTCTACCTGTTTTTAAGTCTTTCCACATATCTAAAATTTCATCTACTATTTCTTGAGGTAAAGTTTCAGGAGTTTCTACTTCTGTTGTTTTATCCCAATACTTTTGAGGACAATGTTGAGTAGCAATTCTTGCCTTCACTTTCATGAAGCATTTACAAATTTTACAATTTCCTGTAGGTTTAAAATAATATACACAATCCCTACATATTGCTATTCTATCTTCATAGACTTCATTAGGTACAAAAAACTTGTTCATATTATGAAGGAAATATAGCTAATAGTTTTTCATTCTTTTGCTTTTTTTCATCTTCTTTTTTTGGCTTTCTTTTTTTAACAATTATTGTCTGAGAAAACCCAAACATCATTTCAAAAGAAGAACACTTGTCAGGGTCATACATTTTCATTTAATTCTTTTTTTAATATTTCTCTTACTTTATCTATTGTAGTAAAAAGACTGTTTCTGCTTATTCCTGTTTTTTTAGCGAGTGAGTCTAGTGTTTCTCCTGAGTAATATAATTCAAATATCTTTTTATCGTACCAAGTTTGCTTATCTAAAACACAGTCAATTTTTTCGAGCTTTTCCCATTTATAATTGTCTTCTATTTCTTCTGGTATGTTATAGATACTTTTATGAAAAGCGTTCTGACTAGATGTTGCTGTATATACTCCTACTAAATTTGTATAGTATTTTTTATACTTATAATAAAAAGGACTTCTTGTGCTTGTTAAACTTCTTCTTAATACTACAGCACCGTAACCTTTTATTCCTTTTAAACCATCTTTTTCGTATATGTCCTGTAAAGTCTGAGGGTTCATTTGCAGGAAATAAATCATAAGCTCCTGAACAGCGTCATTAATAGCTTCTTCATCTTGAGTTATACCGTAACACATCTTCCTGAAGAAAGAACTTAGCTTTGATATTTCTGCATATATCTCAGTCATTTACTTGTTCTAATGCATCAATTTTATCTACTACATCAAATACCATTTCAGTAAGAACAACTTTATAAGCTCTAAGTGTAGGTGCTTTAGTTTTTGTTTCAAGACCTGCAAAGAACCCATTTGTAGCTACTGATAAGTTTATAGGTATAATCATTAACCAATCGTACCAGTTATTCTCTTTAACTCCTGTGCCGTAGTTGTTGTGATATTCCAAGATAGTGTCAACTACATCTAAAAAATTATTGTATCTTGATTTTGTACTTACATCTTTTGCAAACTCAGTACACATAGTTATATAAGTTTCAATTATCTGCTTATGTTCTTCACTTGCGTAAATCGGTTTTATCATACGCCAAACTTACTGAAAATGTTTACTCAATTCCTTTTTCTTTTTTTAACTTTTCAACAAGTGTTCCGTAATAACTTATCTTATCTTCGTAATCATACCTACTTAACTTTAAAGTTGTTCTAGCTAAGTGTTGTAATTCCTCAGCTTTTCCTTCTCCATACTTTCCATCTAAAGCTAAGGAAAATTTATACTGTTCTCCCCACGCATAGACGTTACATTTAACACATTGTACCTGACAATTCTCCTCATCAAATCTTGTAGATAAATGTTTCCTACTTTGAAAGTGTCCGTTTTGCATACCGTCTTTATAGTGCCTGACTACTCCACAAGTGAAGCATTGGCACATTCCGTATGCGTTAGCTTCTCTAAGTCTTATGTAAAGACTGAACCATTTGTCTAACTCCTTTTTTAATTTGCTTATAGTTTTTACTGCCATAACATTTCTTGTATCAACTCTTGAGGTGGTGCTGTGTAGATATACTTAGCAATAGTTGTGTTTCTTCCAAATCTAGTCTTTTTAGTCAAAGGCATACTATCTATATCATACCCTTCTTTTCTATGATTAAAGATAATAGCTGAAAGTCTAGTTGCTCCATATTCTTTTATAGCTTCATAGCTTGTAATACTTCCATAAGTTTTTAAATGCCAGAGAATTGCATCTGATTGGCTTTTTACTTCTCCTGATGTAATTTTAATTGTTTTCATATTTGTCAAATTTAGTACAGAAAATTGCTTCTAAAATACAAAGTAAAATTATTATTCCCCATACAATTGTTAATATCTTCATTTTAATTTTCTTATTAGCCACATTATAATGGCTGTTATTAATACCCAACCTATCATTTTAATAGTTTTACAGGTTCTTGATACCATAAAGTCTTTTCCTTTGGTTGTCCTAATTCGTGAACTTGATAGTAGGCATTGTCTACTAGCTTCTTTTGAGTATATACCCACTTGTAAAATGTTCTGATATTTAAAAAAGGTTCATCCTTTCCAAATCTTACACCCTGCCTAAATGCATCTTGAACTTGATTGAAAGTCATATTTCCAAAACGCTTTTCTTGTATTAAGTCTTCTGCAAATATCTTACTAAGACTTGCCATTGTTTGAGGGTCTGTTTTATGCCCTATTTCAACTGCTGTCTTTGCAACTAAATCTAAGACTTTTTCAGTTAATTCTTTTAAGTTTTCTTGTTTTAATGGTTTCATAATAATTTTTTAGCTTCTTGCCAAGCATTAATTTGAGCATCTAATTTAGACATTGTTTTCGGTTTCTTTGCTTCTCTTTTTTCCCAAGTTCTTACAGCAGCTTTCCAATCCTTCATTTTGTTTTTACCTATCATAAAATTTTTGCTTTCGTAAAAATCAATAAACGCTTCTGCATCTATATTATTATTCCTTTCTAAACAATAATTATTTACTTCATCAAAAGTAGGTTTTTTAAAGAACGCCTTTTTATTACTATCTGTAAGATTAGTATTAGTTATATTTATATTA